GTGGTCACATTTCGAACGGGCATCTTCAGTAAATACTGATCTCCTCTCGGAATCCCTCCTACACAAAGCCTCTTCTAATCCCCATTGCGACTCTTCATGGGAAAAGAATGGTAACCAATAATGCAGGCAACTTGTTAGCTTTCCACCGGGACCCCACAAGTTGAATGGGGCGAGTTTTTGGGACTTTAACTCGTTGTCCGTTTTGGGAAGTTTATAATTGTCTTCCCACCAATTGAGCCAATCATCATAGCTCTTATCGAGATTTGTACACATGTGTTCCATCTCATTTTCCATTGCAATCTCTTTCATTTGCATCCTCCTAAATTCATATGTTTCTGGGCCATGGAAAAACCAATCAAGCAATGAAGTGTCTATGTTCATAGCAGCCATTTCCTTCTTTGACAAACCAGATGAAGATTTATACACCATACAATGCAATCTTTTAAAAATAGAGCTCTCAGATAAAGCTCCTACCAAAATTCCACATGGCATTCTAACAGAAAATCGCTGTAGAAACACCACTTCACTCTCTGGGATAAACTCTGTCAAAGCCGAATCTTTATCTGGCATGGTGTACACTTGATTATGCGATTCCAAAAATCGTTGTATCGACTTAATGTTGAATTTCGAACACTTTTCAGTCACCGATCCTATATTATCATCTCCATAAGTGATCAAAGCGACTTCATCTCGAAAATTCTCGTTTGGATATAAATCATAAAACGCCATTCGCCATTGTAATGCTCCAACTATCCCATTAATAACCACAGTTAATGAATTTCCGCTTATGTGCGATCCCTGTGTAAAAGAAATATAGTCTCCATTCATTGCTACTATGGGGTATACAACATCGGTGATCAAATTAGACATGACCTTTACATCATTTGCAGAGTAACCAGACACAGTTGCCAATTCTATAAGTATGTCAAACGCTGCCACAATCATCTGTGTGGGCATTTTCTGATCATACTTGCTATAATCACCTGCAATTATGCGTTCTTTTCCATTCTTAACAACATATGTATACATCTGATCCCATTCATCTGAAATAGCGTTTATTCCAACAGCACATTCAGATAGTAATGGGTTCATTTGCAACAACCTGCATAATGGTAAGAAATATTTACGTACCATGTAAGTTAAGTGCACCGGATTGCTCCAAAATATTCTACACTTATCTCGTTTTGCAAGCACTTCATCTTTCT